GGAAAGTCAGCTAAAGTACCATCTCCTCGTACATATTGAGAAGCATCTCCATCTAAAGCAGTTATTACACCGCTATTAGCCACTACTGGTCCTTGTATATCCCTAACTTTTGCTTCTCCTGTTACTTGTAATTGACTCATAATATTTTATTGAAATAATCCTCTAATATATTCCCCAGCTGCTAATGGTCTACCAAAAGTAAGAACCCCTGTCGCACTTATAAACTTAACATCATCTCCTGTTGGAGTTCCTGTTGTTAAAATGTTTTGTGCATCCACACCACCTCTTGACACATAAAGACAAGCATAACCAATTGTATCCGCAAATGTGATTGAAGTTTCCCCACCACTTGCCGTGTAACCTTTTGTCTTAACAGGGTTTGAACCTACTATGATAACTCCGCTTGGGTCTACTTGTGTTCCTGTTGTATTGTATGCTCCGCTACCTTGTAGGCTAACATTGTAAGTAGCCACATCTTTTTGAGGTGCGTTTATTGATAAACTTGTTATATTACAAATTCCATTAATAATAACCAACCCATCAACTCCATTGTCTACAACGAACTTAATCTCAATTGGCTCTCTTGCTAATTGCTTGTCTAACATAAACAAATAAGAAAAGCCAGTCAAAGTAATTAACCCATCACAAGTTACATTCCAAGTGGCTACATCGTTTTTATATTCTCTAAACCAAGCACTTGTTTGGCTTGTTACCTCTTTTTGATCTATGTTTACACTAAAAGTACAAGTTGTACTACACGCAAAGGCAACATCCACTTCTGGGTCTACATCTGTCCTATGCCAATAAAGCATTACATTATTTCCAATTACTGCTGCCATATTACAAATTTACGCATTATTAAAATATCTTTTAGGAGTTTCTATGGTAACATCCCCAATATAATCAACAGTAGCAGTTGAAGCATTATCAACCATTGTAATCTCTAAAAGTTGTATTTGGCTTGTTTCACCCATATAAGGATTTGATGTAAGCCTATTTATTAAAAACTTCTTATTATTATAAGACAAAGCATTTGTACTTGCATCTTGAATAGTATAAGTTTTATCAAGATAAATAAACCCATTTGCTCCAGCTATTGCACCTAAATCGCCTTCTAAAGTAGCTATGTTCTTATTTAATAAGTTTGAATATTGTCGCATTACTAATTCAGCTAACATAGTAAATGCCTCTGGTGGATATCCATATCTGTACCAGTCAGTCCATATATCTCCATCTGATTGAAATAATAAACCTACATTGTTTCTTATTGGTGATGCTCCTTGTGGTGGGTAAATTGCGCTATAAGGTATGTCAATATCAGTTGCTATTTGTGATGTAGAACCAATATTTCTTGTTAAAACAACTTCTTTAATAGAAGCATCTCCTTGTGTTAATTTAACGTTTTTAATATACCCACCTATTGCACCAGCCGCTGCTTCAAACTTAACACCAATTAAACCTTCAATAGTTAAACTTAATGCTTGTGAAAATCCCATAGGTATTTCTATGCTATTAGTAACATAAGTATTAAATGTTGTATATGTAATATCAATAAAATGTGAAGTTGCACTCCAAGTATCATTATCTCTTAAGTAATAAGTTGTTCCACCAATAAAAGCCGTTATATAAACTCTTATTTTATCTCCAGCATTTGCTCCTTGTAACTCAAAAGACAAAGATGCACTTGTTCCATACATTTTAGGCAAATAAGAATAATCAACAGGAGATAAAAAATAGTTTTGTATGTAAGCATTCCCACCACCTAAATAAAATACTTCATACCTATTTGATTGATCTTCTGGTAATACAACTAAAGTTGCTCTTGATGGTGCAACCTCAAACTCACTCCATCCATTTGCCCTTAATGAAGCACCTGAACCTGTGGTAAATTTAAAAGTTCCATTATATATATAATTTGACGCATAATCATAAGGCAAAGTTGATTGAATAGTTGGATAACCTTTTTTAACTATTTTAGTTTGGTTATTATTTATAAAATGAACATTACCATCTTGATAAGGTAAAATACTAATTGTATTAGTTAATACTCCGTTCCCACTTACACTTGGAACATCATCTACAACATATCTTGTGTAATATATTGTGTCAGCTTGTTGATTCATTGGTAAAATATACCAATCCCCATTAGCTTGAAATAATCTACAACCAAATGTCTTAATTATATTTTCTAAAATAGTATAATAATCTAATTGATAAAAATCCCTTTTATATTGATAGGTTTGACTAAATGGCTCATCAGCACCAGCATCTCCTCTATCAAACATTCCGTCTGCATAATAAGAACAACAATCATAAATAAATATTGTATCATCAAATGGTAATTGATTTAAAGAAGTACCAATAATGTCAATTAATTTAATTAATGAATTTACATTTACATCTCCATCGTAATATATATATCTAAGAAAAGAAAGTCCATCAATACAATTTATACTAACTTCTTGATTTCCTGTTGTAAATTGAACTTGAATATAATCATTAAGTAAAAACCCTCTCCATTTAATTATACTATTAATAACTAACTCAACATAATACTTTGTTTCATCAAAGTTTAACAAGTCAGGAAAATTATCGTAATCTTCTTGGTCAGAAATAATAAAAGACACATTTAATTGAGAAGATATAATAATTGCAATTGGGTCTTCATTTGCTGCATTTGGCACTAAAGAAACATTTGTTCCTATGTATGGAGTAACAGTTCCACCAACATAACTTTTTTCGTATATCTTAACAATTAATGATGTTTCATCTCTTAACTCTTGAGTTATTGTATATCTTAATCCGTATGCCATTATGCTAAACTAATGTTTTGTCCTTTAAGATTAGATGCCTTTTGCGCTCTATTTGTAGCCAATAATAAATCTTGTCCTCTTAATACAAATTGACCTCCACCTTGAGTAGAGCCAAAATCACTTGCCAAATTAGTTAAACCTCCACCACCACCAGCAGTAGGAATTCCTAATGCACTCATAACTGCCTTAAATATTAATGCCTTTACAATCATTGTAGTCAATTGTATAATTATTTGCTTAAATGATTCTTCTAATGCCCTTCCTATATTTTCACCATTTGCCATAGCTTGAAACATTGCTTCAAATGCTGGTGTTACTGTATCAGTAATTCCGTTTGCTAATTGTAATTGTTGATTGTAAGCCTTTAAAGCAGCCTCATTTTTGAATATTTGTTCAGCATTATATTGTTGAGCAAACATTGGCAAATCCTTACTTAAGTTATTTGGTGTTGCAGGTGTTTTAATTTCATTTTCGGTTTGTATAATTTGAGTTGTACTAACCTTTAAAACTCTTGCTTGTTTACCTAATTTTTCAAGGCTTTCAGTTGCTTTATTAGTTGCCTTTGTTGTTTCATTTGCACCTTTAGTAAAAGTAAAGAAAGGGTCAACAGCAGCAGCAGTATATAAATTAGTTACTGATTTTCTTAAATCTATTATTTCAGTTTTTAATCCATTTGCTTCTTTTCTTGCATTCTTATTAGCATCAGCAGCACCATTTATTACATCTGCTTGACCAATTGTAGCATAAACATTTTGATTAATAAGGGCATTTGCTATTGCTAATTCCTTATAGTATTCTCGACCTGTTAATAATATTTTTTTATTTGCATCTGCTAAAGCAATTGTCTTATCTGCAAGTTCATCAATGTACCTTGTAGTTAATGCTTGATTTACTAATGATTGTGTATATAAATCAACCGCTGCTCTTGCTTGGTCAACATTTGTAATTGTTGATGCATATGCTTTATTTACTTTACCTAATTCCGTTATAACTGCCTTAAATGCTTCTGCCCTTCTTTCTTCGCTAACATTAGCACTTTCACTTATTGTTAAATATGCTTGTAATCTTATACCTGTTTCACTTGCTTGCGCTCTTGCATCATTTAAACTTTTTGCAAATTTATCTTCTGCTTCGGATGCTTTGTTTGTTCCACTTATGAAATTAGCTATTTTTGGTCCAAATGCAACAATTATAGATGAAACTGCACCCAATGCTAAACCAATACCCGCTGGACCTGATAAACTTGCAACCATAGCTTTTAAAGCACCACTTGTACTACCAGATTCAGTTTTTAATTTTTGGAACGATTCAAGTAATGGGTTTAAGTTATTGGCAATACCTATAAATCCATAAGGAGCATCTTGTGCAACTCTTGACAAATTTGATAAAGCATAAGTCGCTTGATTACTTACACTTGGCAACGTTTTAAATGCAGTACCCAATTGATTTGTTGCGGTAACTGTTTGTTGAATATTTTGTACCGCTTGTTGATTGTCTGCGGTTATCGTAATTTTTAACGTTTCTTGTGCCATTTTATTATTTTACTCCATATAACTTTAATGTCCTTGCCAATTGCTCTTGGGTCAGCTTTGGCTTATCATCTTCAACTTCATCACTTGGCAAAGGGAAAAATGATTTTAAACTCTTTGGACTTTTCTCACTTGTATTTACTTTATAAATCAAATAAGCCACCATCCTTGTCCTTTCCCATTCTCTTACCTCCTTATTCTGATAAGCCGTTTTATACAACAAAAATTCTCGCCACGTCAATTGCCAAAACTCGTTAATCGTTAAGCCAACTTCAATAGCGAGAATAATTATTGAGTCCCAACTATAAAACCCTAATTTT